AAAGTGACCGGTTTGTTAATTTCTTCGGTTGGCTCTGTAAAATAACTCATTTCTTATCTCCTTCACGTAATATTACCACGTTCTATTCTAAATGTAAACGTTTTATTTATGTGATTAATTTGATGAATGCAAACGTATTGATAAGAATGAAAAATAATTGCAATCTCATAATAGCATATTGTTGTTTTATATAAGTGGTGTACGCCAAGACAATGGAAGCCGCCACAAATAGTGGAAAAACAACAATGAATGGCGTATTGTCCGCATAAAATGCAATCATAGAACTCAATATAATTGTACAGCCCACCGCTATATTTTCAGCAATATCTATTTTCATCATTCACTCCAATTAATATTTGAATACTATACTAATTTATTTCGAATGTAAACAATTAATTTCGCCTTGATATTTTGGGCTTATAAATAAAATTGGAGAACATATGACTCAAATTTTAATGAAGTGTAAGGACATAAAAAAACTCAAAGAAAAAATTTGGGTTGAAAACAACAGAAAATGCCCGTTATTGGGCATTGCGGTGCCAATTGATAAAATGGTATTGGACCATGCGCACAAATTAAAATCTGAAGCGCCCAGCCAAAAAAAGGGGGCGGTTCGCGGTGCCCTCGAATTTCGCGCAAATGCATTAGAGGGAAAGATAACGAATAATTGGAAAAGGTACTTTGGCGCAGATGAAACAAAACACCCCATTGATTTGCCGGGATTCCTGAGAAATTTGGCCGATTATTTAGAATCGGGTTGTTACCATGATAATAATGGATACTATATTCATCCATCTGAAGTACCAAAAGAACCGCTATTACAAAAAAGTTCTTATGCGGCATTAAAAAAATGTTATAATGGGACCGCTAAATTTCCAGATTACCCAAAATCTAAAAAATTAACATCGCCATTGCGTAAATTATTTGAATTGTACAATATCGAGCCAAAATTTTACAAATAGTTATTTACAAGTGTGACTACGCTGGTTACCAGTCGTTATTTTTACTTGACCTATAATTATAATCTTTTTCTAAAAATGATTTAAAATATACATCGGATGCGATTGCATCTCCGACGAGTTCGACTGGCAATTGTGTCTTGAAACAAAAATCCGAGACTAATTCAATAAGCCCAGATGATTGGCATTGTTGTTTTTCTTTTAAAATATGTTCCATAACCATTTTCACAATCATGGGGTATACATCTTCAATGTGTTCGTGATGTTCAAATTTTATATTATTCATCGTCGTCCTCATCCATGCGCCGTACTATAATATTTTCATTTTGAAATATTTTAAATGCTTGGTATTCTTTAAAGGTTGGTTCATATGCATATGGATAAAATAATTCCAGTGTAACATTATGGGCGCTGTGCGTATCATTGAGACATTTAATTTGCGCAATTAAATCATTTGGTTTTAAATCAAACATTTTGGTTATTTTTGTTTGACTGGCGGGTCGCGTATGATATTCTTCGATCCACCAGCTCATATCTTTATCGCTTATATCATTTGACACATGCAGTAATTCCGCGTACTCGGCCAATTTTGCAGATTCTTTTTTCTTCATATTTAAAATATATAGAATGCTATTATGCATGATTTGGGATATATATGCAAATGCATTTACGGCGGTATTAGTTCTTTCAGAAATTAATAAATGGTTAAAATTATTTAAATATTTGAGTATTTTATATACTGAATCTGAATAAAAATCATCACTATATGTGTATCCTGAAAATTGTGGTTTTCTCAAAATATTCTTAATCATGAGTAAAACAATTTTACCAAATTTTTCATATGATACATCATCCGCGCATGTACATTCTGATAATTCAATAATTCTTAATTTTAGTTTTGCTCGCACTTTATTACGTTTAGTTGGTTCAGCGTATTTCTTTTCACCAATGGCTGTATGATATTTAATGTATTTGGTTATTATATTATTCATTTTTGGGGAACCAATTCCCAAACGCTTATTTTTAATGCGTATCAATAACGATTTTAATTCTAGTTCACTTGTATAATTATGTTTTATTTTTTTCATAATACCTCACTATAAATAATAACATGAATATTGCAAATTTAGCGCAAAAAACTAATTTTATTGCCGGCTCGGATAAGCTTAAACTCACCGAGTTATACCTTACAACAGTTAATTTACCCGGTGTAACTATCGACCATCCCGAGTTATCTGCTGGTGCTGGTGCAAAATTAAATCTTACTGGTGACAATATAACTTATAATACATTATCATTTAATTTGCTTGTGGATGAAGACTTTTTGATTTACCATGAATTTATGGGGAAAATATTCAATAATGTAAATCCCGAGTCTGGTTCATTTGCAAACATCGAGTTTGATTTTTGGGTTCAAATTAATAATTCAAAAGGCCATAAATTATTTAAAATTGATTTTACAAATTGCCGCGTAGAATCAATAGAAGATATTGAATTTGATACAGCCTCAGATGAGACGGAATTTACCCTTGATGTCGAAATAAAATATGACTATTTTACTATTGATCGTGGACAAATCGCACCAAAATTAGCGGTATAACTTGTTTATAACTTCTTTATAACTTCTTTAGCAAGATGTTCCGCGGATTTTGTTAAATCTGGGCGGCCCGTATTATTAATTTCAACCCAAAAATTAAAATCATTTAAATCATTTTCAGATTTATGCGTGTCTGTACTAATAATATCATCATTAAAAATTTTAATTGTGAAATTGCTTATTTTTTCACTTTTAAACCTAAAATCTGGTACAATAATAATATCCGCGCTTGAGTTATTGGCTTGTTTAACTAATAATTCCACCCAAACATTTTCACCGAAATAAGATTTCATACACTCCGTTCCAAATTTTTGGAGAACTGTTCGCCAATCTGTCGTCGAAAGTTCTTCACGGCATGTCGTAATAATTTTATGTTTCTGAGGCGAATTTTTAAACATTTCCAGTTCAGCACGGCTAATGTTAAATGTATTGCACATTATATCTTTCAACGGATCAGCAAAATGCATGATTTCGGTTGTATGTGATTTATTTAATTCATGAGAAAGTAAACTTGCAAAAAAGTCTTTTCCATGACGTTTTTTCCCATTAATCAATAAAATGCATTTTTTCTTCATATTAATACCACGTTATAAATTTATTATTAGAAATTTTTACATAACCGAGTATAGAATTCTCTCGCATGCATTTGAATGTTTCGGTTTCATTTAGCATATAAATCATGTGACCTTGCACTTTTTTAACAAAATCTTCGTCAAATGTATAAAAATCTTTATTAGCAACCTGTATTTCCCCTGTCACAATACCAGAATTTATAATTTGTTTTTCTGAAACGCCGTATTCCGTTTTTACGTATCGTATAGGTAGTTTATTATGCATACTTGTGAATTCAAATTTTGCAATTGCATTTTTAAAATTTCGGGGTAGTTTATGCGATTTTGTATTAATAAAACTACAATTCCCCAATTTTCTAACCGTGTACATATCATCCGACCGTAAACACTCATTTCTAAACATAGAAATATTAGAAATAGACATATTTAATTTTTGGGCAAGTTCATTGCCAAGGATATATTTCTTATGTAAGAACATTATCACTCCAATTCATATTAATAAAATCAATACTACATCATTTGGAGTCATTTGTAAACTAAAATTTTACTCACTGGGCTCTTCACTGGGCTCTTCACTGGGCTCTTCACTGGGCTCTTCACTTAATTGATTTGCCTTTTCAATTCCAGCCTCAATGGCATTCAGTAAAAACTCTTTTACGGCATTTTCAGCATCGCGTATTGACACTTCATCCTCATTAAAATCTATTGTATATGTGATTTCTTCTTCTTCAAATATAATATTTGAAAGCAAAATGGAATCATTTAACAAATACTTTTCATCACCCAATTTTTTGGCGCTTTTTACATAGTTCGTATTATTCGTATTATCCATATTATCCTCCAATTTTATTATATTTTTCTAAACGCCACAAGCTATCTTTATATTTTCTATGTGGATATTTAATTGCTTTTATTACATTTGCCAGCGCGGAGTTCAAGCCAAAAAAAACTTTGACAGCCCCAATATATTCAAATTCTCTGATAAATTCCCCATCGAGCGTATATTGATATACTGGATATGATCGTTGCCTAGCTTTAACTCGACAAGAATGTTTAATTTTATTTCTAGTTTCCAATGAATGCTTTTTGCCGAGCATACCTTTAGGATGACCAACCCGCGCCAATCCATTAGATATTTTAACACGTGTATCCTTAGTTACTTCGTTACCGGTTGTATCCCACCCCACAGCGGTCTGTTTACACCGGTTATAAAAAGATTCATTTACGTGAACATTAAATTTATTGTGCAATTTTATTTCAGCCGCAACTGCTTCTGACCGCGAATTGTAACAACGAATAACTTTATATCGGAATAATCTGGGATTTTCACGTTGTGCTCTAATGAAACCGGAATCCTTTGAACTGCTAAAATATTTGACACCCAGGTCATAAACTGGCTTTACAGAACTACTTCTAACACCATAATAATGCTTTCGTTCATTAATATTTGTTATTCTATATACATAATGATATTTCATCTAACTACATGACTCACAAACATGGTCAGATGTATCTTTTTGGCTTTTTTGATAATACAATGTTTTTCCACCATGATCAAAATACCATAAATGCAATTTCACCATTTCCAACAAAGAATCGGGTGTACTTATATAGATATTGACAGATTGCGATTGGTCAAGCCATTTTTGCCGCACAGCTGCATTTTTTAATAAACTTTTTTGATTGCATTCAAATGCAGTTTTATAATACTGATTATTTTTTCTAAAATTGGGAACAACTGTCGGAACCGTTATAGTACCTTCTTCTTTATAAAAGAAACTATGTATCGGTTCGGTACTTTCAATAGCATTAATACCTTTACCGGAAGTATTGTGCGAAATACAATCATTACTTAATAAGTATTCATGCACATCCGAGACTTCAATATCCCACGTATGTTTGAATAATCCATCTTCGATTTTACTTATTTCTATAGTATTTTTAGAATTTTGAACAATTTGTATCCCTTCGCGCATGTCTTTAATTTTAACCCACGTGTTTACCCCATTAAATTGTTTAACTAATAATTTATGGTTCAATGTAAATGCAAATTTTTCATCATTTAAAGTTATTGTGCGCACAGGCTGTTTACCATTATACCAAATGTGATTACACCATTTGTCGCCAAATCTGGTACTAATTTCAACTGGGGTTTTAAACTCTATCCACTTCGGGATTGCTTCTAATTCAATTCCAACATGGTCGATGCCTTGTTCATTCATTATATCTTCAAACGACATAATACCATCGGTGGTTTTAATTCTGGTATTTTTAGCACAACACGCCGTTGGTGCAATTGCCATTAACTGCGCATTTCTCAATCCAAATATTTTAACTTGGTCTGCCAATTTGTTCCATTTTTCCATATCTGGCACATATTTAGTTAAACCAATTGCTTTTTTATTTGCTTTATGAATTGGAAGTACACCATCAGACCATTCTGTCTCATAAAATTTTTCAAATCGGCCCTTTTCAATTGCCAATTCCATACTGGCGGTGATAATTTTGTATGAAATGTCATCAAATAATTTATCGGTTTCTTCGGCGGCATCTTGCGTATCAATAACTATATGTTTTAATGCGAGATAATTGGTATAATTCAAAACACCAATTCCTAAATATCTATACATAGTATTTGAATGTTTACCCTCTTTGACTGGATAATTTGCAATATCAACAGTATTATCAAGAGCTCGCACCACAGTTCGCACCAATTTCATGCGTTCTTGCTCATCCATATAAAACCAACGTTCTAAATTAATACTGGACAGATTACAAAGAGCTATTTCACCGGCTGTATATTGCTTATTAATAATTTTTTTACCGGTTTCCGTAGTAATGAGTTCTTCAGACACAAATTCACTAGCTCTTGATGGGAGTAATATCTCTGAACAATTATGAACTAAAATATCATTGGCAAAAAAATTATGATTGTCCTCAACGGTAATATCATAAACCGGAATTTGCTCTTTTAAGTGCTCGATTTTAATCATTCGTATTCCTTTTTGTAATATTTGGAGCCGCAATCATATATTTTTCGGTATCCATTATTATACATATTTTCAGTTATTGTTAATTCGGGATTAACGTGCT